CCCATTGTCTTGTAATTGTTAGATCACCCGCTGAACCTTCAACTAATGTTAATCCACCTGTTCCTCCAGGAATATGGTCGGCAGCAACAAATGTACTATCAGAAGTATAGTTGGTAACGGAAGCTCTTAAGTTCTCGATGTCTGCTTGGTCGAATGGAGAACCTTGACCTTGGTCGTTGAACTTTCTTAAGAATCTTTGTTTAATAGATCCGCCTGCATAGGCTTTAAATATAAAGTCACCAAATAGTTTTGAACCTGCTAGGTGAACATTCTCTCTTAATAGTTTTTCATATTCTTGTAAAGGTAACGTTGATTTAATTTGATATGAATACTCTTGATAGAAATCACTATCTTGTATTCTCATTCCGGAATCAATATATTCTTGTTCGTATGTTGTTACCGTATCATCAATAGTGTACACTATAAGATCTTGTGTAGGATACCAGAATTGAGTCTTCAAAGAAGGAACAACAATATCAGTCCATCTTTGTTTAATTGAATCTGCAGCAGTTCCATCTTTGATTTGGTTTAACCATATACCAGTTGCAGCAGTTAGTGCCAATCCTTGTTTACTTAAATCATATATTGGATATCCATCCGAAGCCGTACTTCTTAACCAAGGTTCAACACCATCACTAAGACCAGCGACAGAAGTTGTAGGATCAGCTCCAAATACCATCAATGTTGCTGCGTATGCCAAGCTGCCTGTTGGAAGTAAAATATCAACAGTTGTAGAACTTAATTGTTTGTAACCACTTAAGTGAGAATTTTGTCCTGCCCAATAACCTGCAGTGCTTCCTTGATTTTCAGCTTGAATAAATCCTTCTACGATTGTGTTTCCATCTGAATCTCTTAATTGACCTTTGCCTTGTTGAAACTCTAAGGTGTCGTAATTAACTAATACTGGGTCGTACCCAACATATCCAAATCCTGAATTAACAATAGTAACTTCTTCAACCTTTCCTACAGCAAATTCTGTTGTAGCTTGCATGATTGCGTTATCACCAAATCTTTTGTAATCTTCAAAGTCATCTTGAATAATAGCAACATTGAAATCATTACCTGGTGCGTTAACTAATAAAATATCTTCGTCTGAATTAAGTCCATAATAATTAAATGGTACAACCGTTATAAATCCGGCTGATTGGTTAATATCTTGAATTACTCCAATCACATTAGAAGTAGTACCTTGTATTCTATCACCTATTGAGAAACTACCTGCGTCACCCGCATCTGAGAATAATATTTTTTGATTCTTACGATCGAGATTTTTAATTAGAGAATCTTGAGGAAGAGCAAATACATCGTTCTTATAATTTGATCCTGGGTTAAGATTCTCAAACGAATTAATTCTTCCGATTGTTAAATCTTGAATATCAAAAGCTTCATCTAATGGAGTTGATATAAGAACAGGTGATGCCGTACCTGACATTGGAGTAGTTGCTCCATAATCCGCTGCATCAAGTGTAATATTTAAATAAGGAGTGATTGGATCTGTAATAACAGAAGCAACCGAAGTATCTGTTAAACTTCCAATCTTTACATCGTTAGCACTTCCTGTATCGGCAAACTGTAAACCGGGCGAAGTAGCATTAAGTCCTGTAAGCTGATTTTCAACATCAGAGAGATCAATTGTTAAACCTGAAGTTGCAGACGTAACGATACTTAGATCTTGCATCTCCTGGCCTGCTGTCATTTTAAAACCAAGAACACTTTCGTTCTGTCCAACGACAGTACCTATATTACCAAATGCATCTGATATTGATTCTCCGATAATAAATTGCTGATCGTATCCTGTCTCTCCATTATTTAAAATAATAGATTGGTCAGAAACAATTAGTCTTGTGTTGGCTATTGTGTAACCATAACCACCATCTTTTAAATCGTATTGAACTTCTCCTGAGACATCAGTTGAAACTTTAGTAACAATTGCGGTACCTGCGTAAGCGTTCTTTTGTCTTACTTCAAATACTTCACCAACCTTTCTTCTTGTTGCCGCATTAGTATCTGTTTCATCAACTGTAAAGGATGATAGAGATCCGTTTGCTTTACCAAAACTAACAACCTCTCCATTAATATTAGTAATGATATCTTCGTACTTTTTAAATGTACCTTGAATACCATCGAGATATATGACAGGAGTTTTAACACCATTTAAAACAAAGAAGTTAACTGATCGTACTGAAGCCTTTGCTTTTGTAACCGCACCTTCGATGTTACGTGCTAATAGATCATAATATTCGTATTCCTTTCCAGTCTTGGACGTGAATAGATTATTGTTTGGAAACATTTGTAAGTATACACCTTGCTTCCATTCTGAATCAGAAATCTTTTGCATCTTGGCAGAAGGATACGCGATTTCAATATCAAACTCTTGATAGAATATAGCAAAGAATAATTCAATACCTCGAGCTGTACCTTTTGCACGATAAAGATCAAGGATATTTTTAATAATGAATTTAATAAGATCTGCTTTGAGAGGAAGATCAGCAAGAAACTTTTTCTTGAAGAGTATAATCATACTCTCTAATGTTGTATCTATATCTTTAGTTTCAAATAAACGTCTTGATTGGTATAGATGCTGATTCTCTTGAGTTTCAGACCACTTATAATAGTCCTCTACTAATTGCACAAGCTCAGGTCCATCTTCCCTATATATTGCTGGGAATTGGCGCTTAACAAAAAGCGATATGTTTTTTTCTATTTCACCCTGAGGCATTATTGTTCTCTCTTATTAATAAGCTGAGCCAGATCCTGTTGACGTCAATGTATTTGAAGTAGAGGCCGCGGCTTGCGATGCAGTTGCTCTTCCTCCAGATTCAACCAGGTCCATAACTATTTTAATATCTGTGTCTCTCAATATAAAGACTCTTCCCTGTGGGGCTTTAATATCATTTTCGATTGTCTTTGCAGTTATCTTAATTGCTGAACCATTGAACGCTTCTACTTTAAAGTTTGTTAATTTAACTTCACCTTTAACGTAATCAACTGTTCCTGCGGTAGGATTAATAATTTGTGGATTAGTAACGTCATCTGTTATTATCATAATGTTTCCGTTACCATCATCTTGTAAGAATACACAAAGTCCATCAATATCAAACGGAGATGATTTAATCGCAGGCTTATAATTCGCAAAACCGTTTGCTGCTTTATAAGCGTATGGTCTAACTAAGACACTCTCAAATCTGAATGTCGGGTTAGTGTTAAAATTAAGTGGCGGTGAATATTCAATAATAGGAACAGCATGAATTTCATTACTTAATATACCTGTATCTAATGCATCAATGATTCCTGATAGTTTAGATGATCTTAAAGTTTTATCAAAAGATTCTAAGTTGTCATCTGAATATTTTTGTATTGCTGATCGTACAAGTAATTCTAAATCAGAAGCAGATTTCTCTGTATTCTTTTTACTGTAATTTACACTTACTTCCATATCAGCATAAACGAATTCAGTTTGTTTAAAGATTGGTTCAATACCTAATGGAGCTCTTTCTTTTAAATAAGCAATATATGAATTAGATAATGTTGAGGATATGATTCTTGTATTGTCATTTAGAAATACTGAAATCGCAACTCGACCAAATTGAGGTGGATCTAATTGTTCACCACCGTAAGCAGAGACCGCTGTAATTTCAGGGAATGCTTGTTGTAATAATATTTCGTAATCTTTTGTTGTGACTGCTCGTTCTTGAACTTGTAATGCCTTAGGAGCAAAGTAACGAATGCTTTCCATTGATTCACGTTCTTGTCCACCTGTTGCCGCAGCAACGACAGTAGCAGAGACGGTTCCGTTTTCACCAATAAATGTTTGACCAAAAGTATCTGCTCCATTTGGTTCTTCTCCTGAACAGATTCTATAACGTACTCTTACATCTTCAAACTCTTGAGGTTGTAAACCAAATTGATTCTTACCAAAGTAAATAGAATACTTTTCATCAAGATAAGGTTCAAGATAGAATACTTTATCTAATGGTTTAACACCATAAATTGTATTGGCTCTTTGGAATACGTTTGCATCGTCAGTTGCTTCTGCATCAACAAATACAACAATTGAATTTGTGTCTACTTCATTGTTTGTAAGGTATACTCTAAGTACACCATCCGCATCAACAATAAATCCTTCTCTTTGGAAACTTGTTAACATTTCTCCTTCAAACATTTCTACATCTTGTACTTCAAATACACCAGGAGCTGTTCTTCTTGCTGTATATGATTGTTCTGTTACAAAGTTATATGATTCACCTTGATAATTAGCAGATAAAGCAAAGTACTGAGGAATTGAGATTGTTGAATCTTGCGTGACTGTATCTTCAATTCTTAAATTAACAATTGCTTTAGAAGATTTACGTGAACGAGGAATATAGTTTAATTCTTTAGCATGAGAAACGATAGAGTTCTTAAGGACGGCAGAGTCAAGAAACATTTCGTTGAGAGCCATGTTCGTATAGAAGTTATTATTGTAACTATTAAAAGCAAGTACATCAAGTAAAGCAGACAGGTTAGAACCTTCAAAGTTGTAGTCCTTGAATTGTGTTTGCGTTTGAAGATATACCTTAAACTGATCTTTGATTCTTTCGAAATCTAATTCAGTAATTGGTGTTTTTGGATTTGCCATCTCTATCTATTCCTTTTTAATATAACATCTAATGAAATTGGTTGTTGCTCGTTACGAACATAAAAAGTAATTTTAACATTAACGATTCCTGCGTCGAGATCTCCCGAAACAAATACGTCAATTAAACTTGCTCTTGGTTCGTAAGTCGTAATTGTAGATGTTACTCTGTCTTTAATTAGTTTGAGCGTTCCTGGTGTTAGATTCTCAAAAAGCATATCACGAATATTGCCACCTAAGTATGGTTGCATTGGTCGTTCACCACGATCGGTTAATATAAGATTTTTAATTGCGTCTTTAACTGCTGTCTCATCTTTTTGTAATGCAATATCTTTTGACACAGGACTAATACGAAGATCCTTATGGAAGTCCGTATAAAGATTTACCTTTTTCTTTTTAGGCGATAAGTACTCTGCTATTGACATTTATAATATTTCTCTTAAATCTAAATGAATGAAATCATCGTATTCTTTAACGTATTTAAATCCTGTAGTAAACGCGTCTTCTAAAAACTTTGGAACGTCAGCCATATCCTTTTTAATATCAACTACCATTCCACTTAAATGGGAATTATCTTCTGCCCATTTTTGTTCTGTATTATAAGCTTTACTTACCCAACCATTTGTTATGATAAGTTTACTGCCTGTTAATAACTTTAATCTTTTAAGATATACTTTAACATCAAGATCGACTCTTGTATATCCATATATTCCAACACCTTCTTTTGCATCAAAGTGGTTAATACTTCCACTTG